AGTTATCAAATCCCAGTCCCAACTCAGGAAGGAACGCACTATATTGAATGCACTGAAGGGCGTGTCGAAGGAGGAGATCTTGTCGATCCACTCTCTCGCACAGCGCCAGGCAGGCATAGCTGCGCAATCCAAGTCACAACCCCAAAACACCACAACAAATACACCCGAATAGGAGTGTCCCTTAAGAATCGTGTTCATCCACCTACATCTTCATCGGCTGAATACGACTCTTTAGTAGCTCATAGTGGTTTTTATAGAGATGCCCAGTCCCCCAGAACTAAGCCTACTCAGTCTGAAATGGAACAGATTCTATTTTACATGGAGAAGGTTTATTCCTGTTGTAGAGTTGACAATACTAACTGGCGCTCCTATGAGAACTTCATAGCTTCTGTTCATGCTTTGGAAATGACAAGTACACCCGGTTACGGCTTCACCAATCAGGCCCCTACCATTGGAAAATGGCTCGGCTTTGACGGTATCTCTTTTAATGAGACCCAATTATCCATTCTCTGGGCTCGAGTTGAGTTTATTCTCGACTCTGACTCGGATTTGGATACTTATTGGAAAGTTTTTATTAAGAGAGAACCTCATAAGATTAGTAAGGCCCACAGTTCCCGCTGGAGAGTCATTACTTGCTGTCCTTTAGACGTGCAAGTAGTCTGGCAAATGTTATTTGCTAAGCAGAACGATAAGGAAATCCAAAAAGCTCTTGAGATCCCCAGTGCTCAAGGTTTCATCCTAGCATATGGAGGTTGGAAGCTTCATTTTGATCAGTGGAAGCGGAAGAATTTAATCTTTGGCAGTGACAAAACTGCTTGGGATTGGACAGTTCAAGAGTGGATGATATCTTTGGATTTGAATTTTAGACAACGCATGATAACGGCTAACGACGACTGGTTCAAACAGGCCACCAAAGTGTATAAGAACGCTTTCTATGACGCGCAGTGGATCCTTAGTGATGGCAGAGTATACAAGCAATTGTATCCTGGTATTATGAAAAGCGGCTGCGTTAATACCATATCAACAAATAGTCACTGTCAAGTGATGTTACATTTGTTGTATTCTATTCGAAAAGGAATTTCTCCAGAACCGATGCTGGTTGCTGTAGGAGATGACACTCTCCAGGCTGAACAGCACGCTTCAGATATTTCTTTATACGAAGATTTTGGCGTAAAGATCAAAAGCGTTTCTGAAACTTTAGAATTCTTAGGCAGAGAGTGGGACAGTGATGGTCCTAGACCAATGTACACTTCAAAACACATCTTTTCATTGTGTTATAAGACTGATCTCGTCTTGTCTGAGATATTCGACGGTTACTTGCGAGAGTATGTGAACACGAAAGAAGAATACGATTTCCTTCTAGATCTCGCAAAAGAATTAGGCTATGGTGGTAGTGTTCATAGTAGGCACTATTATAAATTCTGGTATGACAATCCTTTAGCCAGATATTATTCTAGTCTCTACGAATAATCGCCGAAATTACCATCCAGGGGAGCGATGTCG